ATCGCGCTCTCCTCGCTCTATGAGTGGGCGAAGCTGGTGCACGGCGTGCCGCGCGCCGACTGGCTGCCCGCGCTGGCGCCGCGCCACGCCGGCGGGCGCGAGAGCGCCGACTGCACGCCCGAGGCGTGGGAGGCGATCAAGGCCGACTTCCTCCGCCCCGAGCGGCCCAACTTCACCGACTGCTACCGGCGCCTGCAGAGCCTCGCCGCGCGGGAAGGCTGGACCATCCCGGCCGAGCGCACCCTGCACCGCCGCATGATGGCGATCCCCGAGCAGCAGCGCGTGCTGCTGCGCGACGGGGTGGACGCGCTGCGCCGCATGTTCCCCGCCCAGCGCCGTGACCGCGGCGTCTTCCACGCGCTCGAGGCGGTGAACGCGGACGGCCACACCTGGGACGTCTTCGTGCGCTGGCCGGACGGCAGCATCGCCCGCCCGCACATGTGCGCCTTCCAGGACCTCTTCAGCGGGAAGATCCTCTCCTGGCGCGTGGACCAGGCGCTGACCTGGCACAGCGTGCGCCTGGCCTTCGGCGACCTGGTGGAGCGCTTCGGGATCCCGCGCGCCTGCTGGCTCGACAACGGCCGCGAGTTCGCCGCCAAGCGCATCACCGGCGGCCAGAAGAACCGCTACCGCTTCAAGCTGCGCGAGGAGGAGCCCGAGGGGCTCATGACCACGCTGGGCGTCGAGGTCCACTGGACGACGCCCTACCACGGGCAGGCGAAGCCCATCGAGCGCGCCTTCCGCGACTTCGCCACGGGCCTCGCCAAGCACCCCGCCTTCGCCGGCGCCTACACGGGCAACAGCCCGACGGCCAAGCCCGACAACTACGGCAGCAAGGCCGTGCCGCTCGACCAGTTCCTGGCGGTGGTGAGCGAGGGCATCGCCGAGCACAACGCGCGTGAGGGCCGCCGCTCGCCCACCTGCGCCGGCCGCAGCTTCGATGCGACCTTCGCGGCGAGCTACGCGAGTGTGCCGATCCGGCGCGCGACCGCCGAGCAGCGCCGCCTGTGGCTGATGGCCGCCGAGGCGGTGCGCGTGCGCAGCCAGGACGGCACGATCCACCTGTTCGGCAACCGCTATTGGAGCGAGTTCCTCCTCGCCCATCGCGGCGGCCAGGTGGTGGTGCGCTTCGACCCCCAGGCGCTGGCCGAGCCGCTGCACGTCTACGCCGCCGATGGCCGCTACCTCGGCGCCGCCGACTGCCAGGAGGCCGCGGGCTTCGACAGCGTCGAGGCCGCGCAGACCCAGGCGCGCCGCTGGAAGCAGTTCCTGCGCGCGACCCGGCAGGCCAGCGAGATCCAGGAGCGCATGTCGATCGACGAGCTGGCGCGCCGCCTGCCGAAGATCGAGGCCGCCGAGCCGCCTGAGCCGCGCCTGGTCCGCCCGCTCTTCTCCGGCAGTGCCGCGCTGCGCGCCGAGCCCAACGCGGAACGCCAGCAGGACGACGAGGCCCGCGTGCTGCGCGCGCTCCGCGCCAGCGGCGCCCGCCCCGAGTTCCGGGTGATTGAGGACGAGGACGAATGACATCGGCCCGCCGTGGGTGCGGCGGGCCGTGGGTGAGCGACTGCGACAGAGGAGTGGAAAGTGACAGACGACAACACGCCCCGCAAGTGGAGCCGGGAGGAGCAGGACGCGCTGCGCGGGCGCGTGGATGTGCTGCTCCGCGAGGAGGACATCACCCGCCGCCAGATGGCGGCTGAGAGCGGCATCGCCTACGGGACGCTCACGCCCTGGCTCGGCGGCACCTATGCGGGTGACGGCTCCAACGTCGCCAGCCGCGTGCAGATCTGGATGGAGGCGCGCGCGAAGCGCCAGGCCGTCCGCCCTGTGCTGGTGGGGCCGCGCTTCGTGGCGACGCCGACGGCCGAGGCCATCCTGAACGTGCTGTCGCACGCGCAGCACATGCCGGACATGGTGGTGATCACCGGGGCGCCGGGCACCGGCAAGACCAGCGCCGCCTGCCAGTACACGCGCTCGAACCCGAATGTCTGGAAGCTGGTGGCGGACCCGTCGCTGAACACGGTGCGGGCCCTGCTGGGCGCGCTCGCCGGGCTGCTGAACACCTACGACCAAGGCAGCCAGTACCGCATCAGCGCCTCGATCCGGAACAAGCTGTTGAACACCGGCGGCCTCATCGTCGTGGACGAGGCGCAGCACCTGAACAGCGCGATGCTCGACCAGCTGCGCGCCTTCCACGACCAGTGCGGCGTCGGCATCGCGCTGCTCGGCAACGAGGCGGTGGTGGGGAAGCTCGAGGGCGGGCGCAAGAGCGCGGAGTACGCGCAGCTCTACAGCCGCGTGGGCATGCGCCTGAAGCGGCCGAAGCCGCTGAAGGGCGACGTCGAGGCGCTGCTGGATGCCTGGGGCGTGGAGGCGAGCGACGTGCGCGAGCAGCTGCGCGCCGTGGCCCGCTACGCCGGCGGCCTGCGCAACCTCCAGAAGTGCCATCGCCTCGCGACCATGATCGCGCAGAATGAGGGCCGCACGCTGGCGGTGGAGGACATCCGCCTCGCATGGGAGCGCCTGGGCGCGATGCCCGCGGCGGCGGCCGCCTGATGGCCGCCGCGCCGCATCCCGAGGTCGCCGAGGTCCAGGCGCTGGCGCCGCGCGCCCCGCGCATGCGCGTGATCGTCGAGCGCACGGCGGAGGCGTTCGGCGTCCGCGCCGTGGACCTGCTGAGCGACCGCCGCCGCCCGAAGTTCACCCACCCCCGCCACGCGGCCATGGCGCTGTGCCGTGAGCTGACGGGCCACAGCCTGCCGCGCATCGGCCAGGCCATGGGGCGCGATCACACCACGGTGCTGAACGCCCTGCACCGGCACCAGGAACGGCTGGCGGACCCTGCCTATGCCGCCCGCATCACCGCGCTCCGCGAGCGCCTGACCCAGGAGAGCACCCATCATGACACGTAGGATCAAGGCGCCCGCCGAGACGGTGGCCGCCCCACAGACGCGCGCGGAGGCCGAGCGGATGCTCGCGCGCCTCGGCGAGCTGCAGCGCGACGTCGCGCTGATCGAGGCGGCGGCCACCGAGGCCGTGACCGCCCGCAAGGCCGAGGCGGAGGCCGAGGCAAAGCCCCTCGCGGAGGAGGCCGAGCGCCTGCGCCGCGGCCTGCAGCTCTGGGCCGAGGCGAACCGCCAGACGCTGACCGATGGCGGCCGGACGAAGACCGTGACGCTGGCCACCGGCGAGATCGCCTGGCGCCTGCGCCCGCCCAGCGTGCGCCTGAAGGACGTGCCGCGCGTGGTCGAGGCGCTGATGCAGCTCGGCCTCGCGCGCTTCCTCCGGGTGAAGCACGAGGTGAACAAGGAGGCGATGTTGGCCGAGCCGGCCGTCGCGACGACGGTGCCGGGCGTGAGCATCGGCAGCGAGGGCGAGGAGTTCATCGTCACGCCGCTGGCCGTCGAGATCAGCACGACATCGACGGCCAGCGGGAGGGCGGCGTGATGGACACTTCCGCCGACGGCAAGGCCGCGATCAGCCGCGAAGCCGACCAGCTCGCCCGCGAACTGTGGAACTGGATGGCGACCCGAGACGCGTCGTCCGGCGCCGTCTTGATCGCCGTGGCGCGCTGCCTCGGGCAGATGAGCGTCGCCTGCTCCCCGCCCGGGAGCAGCCGCCAGCTTCTCGGCGTGCTGTTCGCGCACGCCGAGATGTCGCGCGGCGTGAAGATCGCGAGCGACAGCCTCGACGCGGCCGGCCTCGGCGCGCTGAACCCGGGGCGCGGATGAACGCCCTCGCCCCCCGCTGGCTGCCCGGCCCGCGCACCCGCGCGGGCCTGTTCCGCCCGCGCTGCCTCTCGGCGCTGGACGAGGTGATCCTGCGTCTGGAGGCGCAGGCGCAGGGCGAGGCCGTGGAGGGCGCGATCTTCGAGGCGCTGGGCTGGTCCGTCCGCGCCCCGCGGGGCCGCGAGGCCTGGCGCGTGCGCAGCCCTCTCTCCCTGACCTGGATCCCGATGCCGCCCGTCACCCGCGTGACGGACGGCGCCGCGATCCTGGTGCCGCCCGGCTGGGACCACGGCTCCGGCCACAGGCGCGGCCATGGCTTCGCCTGGGTGCGGCGCGAGGATGGTGGCGCCTGGTTCGAGTGCAGCAGCGGGCCGCAGCCCGTCCTGCTGGCCCGCGCCGCCTTGCACGGCTGGCGCCACATCCTGCTGGAGAGCCTGACATGACCGACGCCGCACGCGCCGCGCGCATCCTGCATGGGATCGAGCGCATCCTGGACGAGCGCACCACGCCCATCCCGCCGCGCGTCATGCAGCAGGCGCTGCGCCTCGCGCGCGGCGCGCTGGAAGGGCCGATGACGCCCGAGCGCGGCGCGGTCGAGGCGGCCGTTCGCGAGCCGAGGCCGGCCGACGCCCCCAAGGCCCGCTGGCGCTACGACCAGGCAACGCGCGCCAGCGCTCGCCGCCTCTACAAAGCCGGCATGGGGCCGACCGAGATCGCCAGAACGCTCGGGAATCGGCTGAGAAAGCAGACGATCAACGACTGGCGGGCCGCGGGCGGGTGGGCGCGCGCTGCGGCGCCGGTCACCACGGTCGCGCCGCCACCACCCGCGCCCTGTGCGCCGGCGCCGGAGACCCCGTCCTCGGCCGTCTCTGTCGCCCTGCCTGTCGTGCCGGCGCAGAGCACCTCGACTGCGCCGCCATCGCCGCCCCCGGTGCCGGCGCGCGAGGTCACCCCGCGAGCCAGTGCCCCCGCGCCCGCCAAGCCCCCCGCCCTCGGCCAGCTGGAGCCGGTGCCGGCCAGCATCGAGGACGCGAAGGATTGGCTCTACGAGGAGCTCGTGCGCGAGCGAGGCAAGCGCGCGAACCACGCGGAGATCGAGGCGCGCATCGCGATGTTCACGCCCACCGGCCTGCTCCGCGAGGTCAACACCCGCCGCCTCAGGCACGGCCTGCCGCCCTACGTCATCAGCGGGAGGGCGTCATGAGCCAGATCACCCTTTTCCCCCGGGGCGGGCTGCCCAGGGCGCTGCGCGAGGGCTTCGAGGCCTTCTGGAAGGCCTATCCGCCGCGTCGCCCGAACCCGCGCGCCCTGGCCGAGGCCGCCTTCACGCGGGCCGTGCAGGAGGGCGCGACGCCCGCGCAGCTCGTCTCCGCCGCCGCGGCCTACGCCGCCGAGTGCCGCGAGCGCGCGATCGGCGAGGCCTTCATCGTCCATGCCAGCACCTTCCTCCGCCAGCGCCGCTGGCAGGACTATCTCGACGCGCCGCCGGCGACGCGCGACGCCGGCCAGCCGGCGGAGCCGATGCACGAGCTCTGGCCGCTGCTGCGCCCGCACCTCGACCGCGCGACCTTCAACGTCTGGATCGGCCGCTGCCGGGTGACCGAGAACAGTCCCGAGCTGCTGCACCTGATGGCGCCCACCCTCTTCGTCGCGCGGCACATCGAGCAGGAGTGGGGCGCGCTGCTGAAGCGCGTGACCGGCGCGCGCGAGCTGGTGGTCGAGGAGGCGATGCCATGAGTCCGCGCAAGGCGATGCTGGCGAAGCTGCACCTCGCCCGGAAGGAGCTGGCGCTGACGGAGGAGAGCTACCGCGACATCCTGCGCCGCATCACCAGCCAGGCGAGCGCGGCCGCGCTGACCGACCGCCAGCTCGACCAGGTGCTCGCCGAGTTCCAGCGCCTGGGCTGGAAGCCGCGGAAGGGGAAGGGGCGCACGGGCAGCTCCGCCGCGCCGCAGATCCGCATGATCCACGCGGTGTGGCGCGACATCGTCGAGATGGGCATCGACGCCGAGGACGAGACGGCGGCGCTGCGCCGCTTCGTGGCGCGGCAGACGAAGACCGCGGCGAACCCGCAGGGCGTGAGCGACCCGAAGTTCCTCGACAGCGCCCAGGCGAACCGCGTGCTGGAGGGGCTGAAGGCCTGGCGCCGTCGGCTCAAGGCGAAGGAGGCGACATGACGCCCGAAAGCCGCGCCCGCGTGCTGCGCGTCCTCGACCAGCTCTGGCAGGCCGCGCGCCGCCCCGGCCCAGGCGCGCAGGAGCTGGAGCTGATGCGCGAGTACGCGCTGCGCATCCTGGACAGCGTGGTGGAGGAGGAGGTGGCGCGGTGCCGCGATCAATCCCCTTGACCGGCTCGTCCCGCCTGAGGCAGCCTAAGTGCCGTCAGGTTGGCGGCGTCGAAACCGCTCCCTGGCAGTTGTCCTCAGGCGCCACCGCCCGCGACGGGCGGTTCCTTCTTCCGGGTGGCGCAGGTGTATGTCCGAAGGTGCGCGTTCGCGCGCGCCCAAAGACCTGCGCCCGGCCGCCTGAGCGGCATCCCGGGGGGGCGGCGTGACCGCCCTCCCACCCCCGCCCG